GGCTATGCTCACTCGCTACGCAAACTGGTTGAAGATAGCGGAGATTTTTTTGATTTTGACGACTTTGAGTCTTTGGGGCAGCATTCTGGCTTTATTGATCTCAATTGTTATTTGATGCATCGCTCGTTAGCGACCCAGATTGCACCGCTCTGGTATAAGACCACCGGCGATCTGATGGTTGGTGATCGCTTTGTCTATGAATTATTGAAGCAGAACAAAATTGTCGGTGGAGAGACAGGCAAATACACGGTCAATTATCGGTTGAATCCGAAGCGCGATCTGCGCCCGTGGTTCTTCAAAGGCAACATTGAAAACCGCGCCAAGTATTCCGGCGATCTTCCGTGGAGAGCAAAATGAATTTCGCTCAAGCCGTTACAAAAATGCGTGGTCCGAACAAGATGCACATCATATGCATTGACGTGACCAATAAATGCGATTTGGCTTGCTCCAATTGCACCAGATTGCTTGAGAATCAAGACCACTTTTGGGACATGACTCCTGATAATTTCCGCAAGGCACTTCGTAGCCTCAAGGGATATTGGGGCGTGATCGCTATGATCGGTGGCAATCCATGTATGCACCCGAAATTCAAAGAATTGTGCGAGATTTTCGTCGAAGAAGTGCCGAACCGGATGCAGCGTGGTCTGTGGACCAACAACTTCTTCAAGCACAAGGATCTATGCATTGAGACATTTGGGACGTTTAACCTGAATTCTCATGGAGCCGAACGCGCGGAAGGCCCTCTTGAGCAGTTGGCCGAGGCTGCACGAGCGAAGGGCGGACTGGTTTGGAATTACCGAGGCAATTCTGACCACGCTCCTATCCTGACGGCCATCAAGGATCTGTATCCAGAGTCCACCATGTGGCAGATGATCACCGAATGCGACATCAACCGCGAGTGGTCAGCGTCAATTATTGAGAACAAAGGCGAATTGCGGGCCTATTTCTGCGAAGTTGCGGCTAGTTTCGACCTTGCGAGGGGCCAAGATCACGGCCTTCCGGTGGAAGAAGGTTGGTGGAAGCGTGGAATTGAGGATTTTTCGCGTCAGATCGGACATTTTTGCCCCGGTTGCGGTGTCGCGGCCAAGCAAAAGCCAGTAAAAGACATAGAAGAGATTGATTGCGTGACCGACAGCAACGTCGATTTGGTCAAAAAGCCGAAGAGAACCGTCCTTTACGTTCAATCGGCTGATCGAAGCAACGAGCCGCGCCGGTCAACGCTCTATAACGCAAAGGTTTTGTGATGAACCACTATCACGACAAGATCCAAGGTTGGTTTCAGGCCGAACCGCTCTATAAGCGTATGGTCGATCAGGCCAAAAACGGCTCAATTTTTGTCGAAGTGGGCGTCTGGAAGGGCAAATCAGCCGCTTTTATGGCTGTTGAGATCATAAATTCGAAGAAAAAGATCGAATTCTACGCGGTGGACCACTTTAAAGGGTCTCCTGAGCATCAAAACGACCCATTTGTAAAGGCAAACACCCTGAAAGAGGAGTGTTACAAGAATCTTGAGCCAGTCATGGGCATCGTTCGTATGCTTCCATTGCCATCGCTTGAGGCAGCGGCCATGTTTTCCGATAACAGCATTGATTTTGTCTATATCGACGGCGCTCACGAGTATGATGCCCTGAAAGCAGACATCATCGCATGGGGCCCGAAGGTTAAAACAGGCGGCATCATCGCGGGGGACGATTACGGCGTCGGGGCGCATCCAGATGTCCGCCGAGTGGTCGATGAGATCTTCCCTTCAGCCAAAAAAGAAGGCATTGTCTGGGTCTACGAGAAATAGGCGGATGTGGTATAGGGGTTGTGCCTTAGCCTTCCAAGCTAATGAGAAGGGTTCAAATCCCTTCGTCCGCTCCATAGGGGGAAGTGGCCCACGAGGGTGTCGGCAGTGTTCCACATCTGCGACGGTTCGGTGCAAATCCGATGCCCCCTCCAATAGTCACGACATGAAAAATGATGTATTCTCCGGCAATCAAAGCGGAGAATGCAATGACGCGAGTGCTTGCCAATGCGGTGGTGGATGTTTTGAAGCCCGCCACCCCAACCCATATTGGACATTTTAAGGTCGAAGTATGGGGTCAACCGCCATATGATTACGTCAGAACCTATGAAATTCAGGCAAAAAGCGATACAGTAGCCGCTCAGAGCGGGATCGCCCGTTTCGTCAAAGAAATGGAAGCCCTGCCTCAACCTGAGGAAAATTGATATGTCTGCATCCGGTCTCGTCCCTCACAATTTGCGTCTTGTTGATAACCCGAACGAACCGCCAGTTTATTCTGGCGATGACGTGGAAGTCCATGTTGAGGAAGGCCAACCAAACATTGAAATGGACGATGCTGGCAATGTGACGAAGATTGAGCATGAAGATGGTTCAATCAGCGTTTCAATTGATGGCCGGCCGATAGAATACGGCGAATCAGAATCAGAAAAGGCCAAAGAATGGTTCCGCAATCTGGTCGAAGATATTGATCAGGGCGAACTGTCCCGCATCGCCGAGGAATTGATAAGCGGTATTGACGATGATTTGACGAGCCGCCGCGAATGGATTGAAGATCGAGCGCAGGGCATCAAACTGCTCGGCCTTAAATTGGAACTGCCGGGCTTGCAGGGAACTGCGGATGGAGCGCCTGTCGAAGGCATGTCGAAGGTCCGGCATCCGCTTCTGTTGGAGGCTGTGCTTCGGTTCCAAGCGAATGCTCGTTCGGAACTGCTGCCGACAGATGGGCCTGTGAAGGTGCGTGTTGACGCCATTGCCAACACAACCGAGCAAGACTTTTTGTCCAATGCGCTCGAAAAGGATCTGAACCATTACCTGACGACGGTTGCTTCGGAATATTATCCTGATACTGACCGTATGTTGCTTTTGCTCGGCTTCGGCGGAACATCGTTCAAGAAGATCTACTATTGCCCATTGCGGTCGCGCCCTGTGTCGGAGAGCGTTGACGCGGATGATCTGATCATCAACAACATGGCGACCGATATCCGCAACGCAAAACGTATCACGCATCGCGTTTTCATGCGGCCTTCGACGATCAAGCGGTTGCAGATTCTCGGGGTTTATCGCGACGTTGATCTTGGCAATCCTAAGCCGGCGGAACTTGATTCCGTGCAGAAGGAAAAGGATGCCCAACAGGGCATTACCCGTGACAGTTTCAATCCGGAAGATCGTGATCGCGAAATCTACGAATGTTATTGCGAACTGGATATCCGCAACTTTGAACACAAATACAAAGGCAAAGTGTCTGGGCTCGAGATCCCGTATCGCGTGACGATTGACGTTTCGACGAAGGAAATCCTGTCCATCGTTCGCAATTACGACGAGGACACAAAAGATCTGCCGGAAGCGCGGGTCAACTTCGTCAAATATACCTTTGTGCCCGGCCTCGGTTTCTATGACATCGGTCTCCTGCATATTCTAGGCAACACCACAAATGCGGTGACGGCGGCTTGGCGCGAAATGCTCGATGCAGGGATGTTTGCCAACTTCCCCGGCTTCTTGATGGCCGACACTGGCGCGCGTCAGAACACGAACATCTTCCGCGTTCCTCCCGGCGGTGGAGCCTTGGTCAAGACAGGCGGTTTGCCGATTGATCAGGCAATCATGCCATTGCCGTATAAAGAGCCGGGCGCTGCTCTGATGAACCTTGTCCAGAACATGGCAGAAACAGGTCAGCGGGTCGGTGGAACGTCTGAAATGCAAGTTGGAGAGGGCCGAGCAGATGCGGCCGTTGGCACGACACTGGCCATGATTGAGCAGGCCCAAAAGGTCATGAACGCTGTCCATAAGCGTATGCATGCGGCTCAGGCAGAGGAATTCCAACTGTTGGTGCGGTGCTTCAGAGAGCATCCGGAATCGTTCTGGGAGCGTTGCAAGCGCCCGACGATTGAATGGAATGAAGAGACGTTCATGCAAGCCTTGAACGACTGCGAACTTGTTCCACAGGCTGACCCGAACACAGCAAGCCATACTCAGCGCCTGATGAAGATCATGGCCCTGAAGGAACTGCAAAGCGCATCGCCGGATCTTTATGATGCCAAGGCGATTGATACGGCCGCATTGAAGGCTATCGGCTGGAGCAATCCAGAGCAGTTCATGGCCAATGAGAACGAGCCTCCACAGCCTACGCCAGAAATGATGGCGGGCATTGCGAAGGCAGAGTCTGACAGCAAGCGCGCACAGGCAGCGTTGATGGATGCTCAGGCAAAGCAGAGTGATGTTGAAGTCCGCAAGGTTCTTGCTCAAGCCAAGATGCAAAAAGACCAGAGCGATACGCAGATCAATATGGCGAAAGCGCAAGCGGACATCATCAAGGCGCAAGGGCAGATTGATTCGCAGGATCGTGGTCTACGTTCGAAGGCTCATGATCGAGCATCGAAAGAGCGCATCCAGTTGATTGACTTGGCTCAGAACCTTGCCGTTCATCCGGAAAGCGCACCGCTTGTTGCACCGCTTATTGAGCCGGCATTGCGTGAAATTGACGAACAAGAACAGATGGAAACGCAGGGCGGTGTGATGCCGCCGACGATGCGTTAACCATAAACCGAGAGGCGAAGATGGCAGGATTTGACACGAAAGAAGCAATGAATCGTGCCATTCGTTACATGGCTCAATCTGTCATGGAACGTGCCGCCGGAGGATATGTTCCTCTGAAGGAGCAGGAGCGTCAGCGTAAAGAACAAGAACGTCTACACACCGCGCAACAGCGTGACATGGAACGTCAGCAGAAAGATCAGGCTCGTCAGGAACAGGCACAGCAGAAGCAGATCATTACTGATCAGAAAGAACGCGAAAAGAACCTAGCCGCGTTTCAGAAGGGCAATCATCCTGAAGTTCCCCATGTCGTATATCATGGGTCTAAAAAAGACTTTTCTGAATTTACAGGGCAACCAAATTGGTTTGCAGATGATCCCTATGTTGCAGAAGGATATTCGGGGCGCAAAGGTTCTATTTATCCAGCGCACGTCAGCGTAAAGAATCCTATTCATATTAAAGATTTTGATATGAATGATGACGCATCTGCGGCTTTTCCATTAGCACAAAAACTTGGTATCCCTCCTTCGCATCTTGAAGTTATGGGATACAAACATGCTTTTGAAGTGGTGAATAGTTTTCCATTTGTTGAGGCTGCCATAAAAAACGGCCACGATGGAATTATTGTCAATGAAGGCAAAAACAAAACGATTGGGGCATTTTTCCCAAATCAAATCAAATCAGCGACAGGCAATCAAGGAACATTTGACCCATCTGTTCCTGACATTCGCAAGTCAGAAGGCGGTCAAATCCTCTCCAAGCAATTCCCGACGCAATACATGCCGAATGTCGGTCGTCAGGTGATGGCAGATGGTGGGGATGTCGGTGGCGATACTGCCTCATTCCGAGGAAGAAAATTTTGGTCTGGCGTTTTTGATGCTCATGACGGCGCGATAAGAGAAGTTCACCCATATAAAAGAGCAAAAGCCGCA